AGCGCATACGTGCTAGGGCTTGGTTCTCTCGTACCTCCTTCATGGTCATGTTAGCAGAGGCGCTGACGTAGCGTGATGCCACCCGTGTGTATGCCTCCTCATTACACAACACAATACAACGTGCACCCTGATGAGCAAAGCCACCATCCGCTGCGATAAGTGAGGCATGGAAGGATGTCTTGCCTGTGTTGGGACGTGCGCCTACAACAACAAGATGTCCACCACTGACACCCTCAACCTTACGAGCTAGGCTAGGTATGTTGAATGACCAGCGTGACTCAAGAGCGGTAGCATCTAGGATCGTATCAAGGTCATCATCCTCCCAGTCTACACGCAAGTTAGGGGTGAAGTCATTCTTATATTCCTCAAGTAACATGCGCAAAGGCTCAAGGCTATTCTCTGTGCCATTCACATAGTCGAAGCCAAGGTTGGCAACCACATCACCAACGTGCTGCTGAAACAGGTGTGATAGTGTATCCTGTGCTATCTCTTCCTTGATAGGTTCAGCAACCTCAATACGGCGGAAGAGTGCATCGTATGCTGTACGTGTGGCAGTGGTCATGCTCTGGTTCATGCGGTTGAACACAGCCTGTAAGTCCTGCACATTCATGTTACCATCATAGGTTTCCATTGCACTATCTAGTGCCTGCTTGATCTTGCGTACATCCTTACTAAAGATCTTATCGGGGCAGCGGATGCCCTTGTGTTGTTCATAAAAGTCACGGTCTAGTAATGTTTTAATTAGGGCCAGTTCCATCATTGTCTTTCTCTCCTACAAAGATACGGTATATTACTTCCAAGGCAATCAGAGGCCACAGGAAAGTAAACTTGATAGGGCCAGAGTTGTCCATCTCCTCATCCTCTGGCTCTACCATATGGTATAGTAAGGGCAGTGCTAGCACATACATTGCGAAAGCACCACCCAGGAAATACATTCCTTCATCACTCATGTTTCACCTCCAAGTAGTATGACCCCTCACTGCTCTTGTATGCAGCCATAAGGTCTAGCCACTGTTGAGCGCTCATGATTAACATCTGGTAGGAATCCATCTCTGGTTCAAACTGTCTCATGTAGACATCACCATCGTCACCAAAGATAACCTCTACATCCTCATGTAAGTTACTCTGATCTAGAGTTGTGATAACAGCTGCATCTGATTCAAACTCAACTGTGAACATCTGACCCCTCCGCTACAAGTATGTTGACGTGTGCTACGTTACCCTCAACACGAGTGATAACAAAGTCTAGCCCTGCCTTGGTGAGTAACAAACGTAGTTGGCCTACAGGTATCATGCTGTATCCTTTCCATCCATATGTACCAGACGATCCAAGTACCACTGCGCCTTGAGTAGATCTTCTTGCTTGTTCTTGTAACGCCAGCGGTGCAGATACTTAGCTATGTTACCACGCAGATAACCAATGTATTCCTCCTTGGTTAGGAAGTCTTCAATGTAATCAATACATTCTATCTTACCCTTACCGTAGTGTGGCGGGTTGTTCACGTTGTCTGATGTATGCTCTGCCATTACTGTCTCCTTAAAGTCTTCTTGTTCTTTTATTAATCTTCGCCACTCACTGTTTATCATTACTCTTCCTCCAGACAAAAGCCACACCACGTGTCTCTACTAGCATTACCACAACTAACACACTTGCGCCACTTATTCTTTTCGTCACGATCTTTAGATGCCTTACGTTCCTCTGGTGTCATAGGTCTGATGTCACTAAAGTCTGCCTCTAAGGGCCACTCATTGTCTGTCACGTAGTACCTCCTCATACTTGAAGAACAACTGCTCGAACTTCCACTGGTATAGCTGTTGCATACCCATCAAGGTGTTCATCATTTCATCGTGAGTAGGCTCACGTTCACCGTCACCTATCTGTCTGAACACTACCTGTAGGTCATCGCATACATGCCAGCAGTCCATAATCATAGGCTCTAAGTCATATAGTTTAGGCATCTTCATTCTCCGTTAATGCATCCCACGATACAGGGAATAGTTCAATCATCTTGTGGTCAATCTGTCGTGCTACCTCTCGTGTCTCTGCCTGTGTGTCATCCTTGCAACGCAGGTTACACATGTCAGCGAAGGCATCTAGTGAACCTGACCAGTACCACTCTGTCATAGTAGACTGTGGCAGTTCCATACGGGCTTGCTCAGGTGCTACACCGTGAGCTAGTAGATCTTTGTAGGCTTTAAGTGCTGCCCATCCTGAGCTACCCCAGTCACCTACATTTACTACACCCTCAGAGCCTTGCTTCTTGTCGGCACTACGCCCACGCCACGCATAAGGAGTGTAGAACTCAGGCTCATCATCAACGTAGCGCCTAGAAATCTCGTTCCATCTCAAGAACTTATGCTTGACTAACTGTCGTGCCACAAAGATAGGAGCCTTGACGTGGAAGCTTGCGAAGCAATGCCCAAAGGGACTGATATGTTTATGCTTGGCAAGGTAACGAATCAGCTTAGCATCCTTAGCCTTGAGCTTAGGTGGCCCCCACGGATCGTCTTCCATCTCGCTTGTCTTACCGAATGACACACGGGCAGCGTTAGCTACAGTAAGGTCAGTACCCATGCGGTCTATGTATGTTGCTTTAATCATCTACCTGTACCTCAATACATGCTATAGTTTCTAGTTTGTTGTTGACAAGAACAGAAGCATGTCTAAGTTCTGTCATACACTTTGTCTCATTCTCGAATGAACCTAGATGGTGATACCTAATATCTTGTTCTGGTATTGCATAGAACCATATAAGTAAGAACATTAGTTTCATCTACATATCTCCTTTAATTGTTTAACGTCATCGCTAACTTTGTACTTGATGTCATCAAATAACTTCATAGCAACTGTTTCTATTCCTGTCCAGAGCCTTATGTCTCTGCTGAACTGTAAAGTTTTATCCATGGCGTCAGGGTCAAGTGCAACCACAGCCTTGCGGTATGTGCCTACCTTATCCATGTGTTTCTTGGATAGTGAAGTGCCAAGGATAGCCAAGGCTGTGACGTTAGGCACTAGCTGGGTGGCAACGATGGCAGATACGACATCCTCTACAAGTAAAACGACATCACCATTACCTGCTGTGAAGTAATCAGCTGCACCAGTGTAACGATACCACTTGGGTTGCGCTCTCTTACCCACGGCCCTACCTACTGCATCAATGAGCCTTCCTCTGTAGTGTATCGGAAAGACAGTTCGCTCCTGTTTAACGTCATACATCAAGCCAGGATAGTCACTAATACCCCAGCGCAGAACAAAGGCTGTGTGCTTCTTATGCTCAAAGGTAGGGGACACTAGGTAAGCGGGGATCTCCATGGTCTCAGCCTCCTCTATGGCCTTCTCAGGGGGTGGTCTCATACGCATGATGATCTCTGCCGCTGTCATGTCTGTCTCATAGATGCCGCCAACCCGACAGCCTAGCTTGTAGCAGTTGTACTTCATTGTGCCACCATCATTCATGGCTGTGAATGTACCTCTACCCTTACACTGAGGACAGTTGCTGCGATAGGTGTCACCATCCTGTAGGTTGAGCGCCTCAACGTAACTACGAATGTTCATCGTCATCGTTTCCTCTAGCTGCTAATGCTTTCGATGCACCGCTGAATGTGTTGACCATGTAGGGTTTGATGGACGTTATGTTCTTGTGTCCTGTCACCTGCATGATACCTGCTAAGTCTACCCCACCCTCCATCATCTCTGTCACTGCCGTGCGCCGTAAGTCCATGGCTGTCAGGGTGGTAGGTAGGTTAGCTTCTTTCAGTACGTCATTGATAAGATAGCTTATTTCTAGTTTATCATAGGGTGTGTATGCACCTGCTCGTGGCTTAACACGGGGTGCTACATAATCCTGAAACTTAAAGTCTTCCTTCTGCTGGCGCAGCATATCACACAACCCTGATGAGATAGGGAGGTGTACCTCTGCGTTGCGTTTGCTCTGAGTTAAGTCCAAGCGGCACTGAGTTAAGTCTAGCTTATCCCAAGTGAGAACACGCATATCACCAACACGCTGCCCCCAATCATATGCCATGTGGACGATCAGACCAATGCTGCGCCAACGGAAGTCGCCATAAGCTGTAGCAAGGAATGTCTGCACTTGATCTCGGCTCCATAGTACACGCCGTGGTTGACCAGACCTGGTTTGTACTAGAGCTACTGGATCGTGCGTCATTACGTCATGCCTCAT